ACCGATGCCCGGGGTCACAAAAAACTCGACAGGCCCGGACAAGGCGCCCGAGCCGTCAAACAGATAATTGAACATAGGCACCTCAGATGAGCTTGATACGGCCGGGATAGGCGATGTTGCGAGGGCGGGACTTGAATGCCAGCAGCAAGGTGTTGGCAGCATCTCGTTGGTAGGTCGTATTGGCAGGGAAGACAGGGCCGCCGTTGACCAGTCCGGACACGTATTGCGGCTCTTCACGAGACTCGGCACCGAAGCCGGTCAGGCTATCCGACCACCACGCCCCCACCGCACCGGCACCATTGGCACCCATGGCATACGAGTGAATCGATCCGGCCTGAAAGGAACCCATGGCACGACCGACATCCACGCCCCTGCCCTCGTCCAGCACTCGCAGAAACTCACCGCGCCCTTCAGGGCCACGGAAGGTTGCGGCACCATCACCCGACGTCCATTTACCTTCGTTGCCCGCGCGCGCGGCCTCGGTGCCCAACATTCCGGAAAGCTGGGCGTGGTCCCACAACCAGGGCCACTCGGCACGTTTCATGACCGTGCCATTGAGCGCACCGTAACCACCGGGACTGAGCAAGGTGGTTGTCTCGAAAAACGGCCGGCCAAGTGGAGTGTTGTCAAACCGGCCGACCGGCCACCAGCTACCGGCGGCATCGCTGCGCAACTGCCACCAGTCCCCGCCGCCCATCAACACCAGAAACGGATAACCGCTGGGTGACAGGTGCGTGTGAAAACGAATGCGGTCGGAACCTGACGCCTGAACGATCAGCCGGTTGCCGCTGTTATCCATGCGCCGAACAATCACATCACGCACACCCAGCGCCGCGTTTGCCGGCGGCAACGTCACCGTCACGGCACTGGATCCGCCATCGATCAGCACCAGGCCCAGCTCCGGGTCGGTCAGCGCCTTGGAAGCCGTCAGCCGTGTCACCACTGAACGCATAGGACTGGCATTGCCGACAATCGATTGAATGGCTCTGAGCAGCTGACCGGTATCGGCCTCGGCGGCTGTCAGCCCGGCACCGGTAATCACGTTGAGAATTTCTTGCGTAACGCTGTTGCCCCACACCGCCGGAATCAACGAACCGGGCGTTCCCGCCACCGGGTTTTCATCGACGAAGCGGCCATCGACCAGGCCGACGCTGGGGACACTTTTTGGGTAATCCATGGGTGTTCGTTCCTCTGTAATGACAAATGAAACGTGGCCGCGCGCAAGCTTTCGCCGCGACGCAGACGTCTCTGTTCCTGAAAATAAAAAGCCCACAATCAAGTGGGCTTGGGTGATGCGATTGCGGTTACGAGGCCGGGTTGGCGGTCAGTTCACGAATGGCCTGCAGCGCCTCATCGGCGGCAGCTCGGGCCTGATCCATCTGACCTTTGCCTGCGCAGGCACGAATCTGGGTCTTGGCCTTCAGGCGCAAGGTGCGCAGGGTCAGCAGGCTGTCGCTGAGCTGGGCGGCCTTGTCGAGAATCTGCTCGGCCGACTGTTTCGCCGAACGGCCCTTGGCAACCCAGGCGGCGACGGACAGCGGCACTTCCTTTTTCGGGTAACCGGCGTCCTGAAAGGCCTGAGCGTCGACGGCAGCCTGGGCGTATTCCAAGGCTTTGAGCGGATCACCGGCCAAAGTCGTGCGCGCACTGTCGGCGACGGCATCGACCCCGGCGCACAGGCGTTCGGTTTCCTGCTGCTCCAGTAACGCGGCTTTGTCAGCGCTGGCAAGCCATTGCTCACCGTCCCACTCATGGGCGGCAGAAGGTGGTACCGGACGCAAGCCGTCTTCGAATTGATGCAGTTCCTGAATGATGTTCATCGGATCAACTCCCAAGACAAATGCACATTCACGGCCGCCGTGAAATTGACTGCGATGCCGTTCGAATAATCGGTTTGAGAAAAGCTTTTGATCCCCATCCCGAATAGCAATTCGTCACTGACGGCATTCCCTGCGTTCCAGGTGTGCTCGGCTTGGTACACCTGCCACAGCGAACGCAGTTCCGAGTGATCGAAACCGGCCGTCAACGTTGAAAGCGTGGTGTCGTTGACGACGTTACTGGTGAAGATTCCCACCGATGCGCCTGCCGTTCCCCAACCGTCCCAATTATTGGACGTACTGATAGTCGGATTGAGGAAACAGTAATTCCCTCCCAGCCAGCCGCCCGGTGCAAACGACACACCAGTGATAGCCGTCGGGTGTGGGGTCGGATTCCCGACCACCAGACGCGCTGTTCGCGCATGAGGGTCAAGCGGCAGATAGACCACGCCATTGCCATTGACCACTTGAGTCCAGGACAACCGGTTACGGTTGTAGATCTGCCGGACAATCGGCACAGATCCCGGACCCGCCGTGACTACCCACGCGAGACAGATATCCAGCGGTGTCGACTGGAACCCACCCCCCGCAGCACCATTGACCGTCCCCTTCAAGCCATCAGGGCTGGCGTCATAAATCGTCCCGCGCTGCATGTAAAACGTCAGTGCACCACCCACCACCTGCGCTCGCAGAAAGTAACTCGAGCTCGGTAACAGATCGGCGCTGCTCCAGGCCTGAGTGGTGAACGTACGCGAACGTCCCAACTGCCCCGCCACCACTTCCTGACCGATGCTGACGTAAACACCCGCCGGCACCGACACTCGCCCGCCACTGGTCGATGCGGCGGCCGGTGTGATCGGCATCCGCGCATCCGTCGTGGCAACCGTTGGCAACGGCAACGCTGCCAAAGGCAACGCCAGATCCTGATTCCAGCCCTTGGCCGAAACGCTCTGAATCGCCTGGAGCAACTGATCGTATTTCTTCTCGTCCGGGGTCAGATCCCCGGCCTTGATCACATTGATGATTTCTTGCGTAACACCGTTGCCCCAGTCAGCGGGGATCAGCGATCCCGGCGTCCCGGTCAGCGGGTTTTCATCGATAAATTTCCCGTTCACCAGACCGGCGCTGGGAACACTTTTTGGATAGTCCACGTGCGGACCTCCCGTTATTCAGAGGGATGATTTTCAGGGTTGGTTTTCAGGGATCAGGCCAGTGGCGGCCTCAGGCAGGCAGTTCGGGCCAGACTACGTGTTGCGGGTAATCCGGCTGTTTTTCGATCTTGTTCAGTGCCAGCTTGTACGTGGCGTAAGCCTTGAACCGCTGCATGTCATCGGCATCCAGCAATCCTGCGATGTAGGCATCGGCCATGCCGACAGTCTGCTGATCGGCCTCTGCCAGCAGCTCATCACGTCGCGCCAGCGCAGCTGCTCGCCGCTCGGCATCGACTTGCTGCGAGGTGTTCGGCAAGGCGTGCTTGGTGACCTTGCCTTCGGTGTATCGCCAGATGCCGTCACGTTCATCGATCGTGCGCAGGAATAGCTCGTCGGAAATTTCCACCGCGCTGGCCGGAATCTGCGTGTGAATCATCGGGTCATAGCGCCCAAGGAGTTCACCCTGGGCGTCAAAATCAATAAATTTCATCGTCTTTACCTTTGATTTCAGAAGCCCATGGCAAACCAGTTCCAGCCACCGGGATCGGAGTTTGAAAATCGTTGAAACTGGCTTAACGAGAGTCTGTAAAAGGAAAAACGCAGGTCCGCGAAACCCGGGGAAATATCGCTACCGGACAGGAAAAGCACGGCGTTGGGAAAGGCAATCGGATAGGTGATGGTTTCGCTGAGGCCGCCGCCCGTGGCCAGGCCCCATTGCAGAATCAGGCCGCTGGGAAGACGCTGATAGCCACCGGCAGTTCCCAACGAAGCGCCGAACGCCGGAGAGTATTTGAGTGCTCCGTCCCCCGTGTCCAACCCCCACCCGCCGCCCAATAGAAGGCGCCTGAAGGTCACGTAGCTGCCGCCGACAAATGAAAGGGAGGTACCCGAGACCCCATTGGTGGTACTCAGGGTTTCGCCAGTTCTGGCTTTCACCGTCAAACCACCGGAGCTGGCGACGAGAGATACCAGTCCGCCCGCAGGAACGCTTGACCAGTCAGGCAAGGTGGCCGTGCTCGGTCCAGTGAAGATAGAGAGTTTGCCAACGTCCGCGGCCGTCAACGTCACTTCACCGACGTAGTTGGTTTGCCCCGCCAGACTGCCCAGTGCGCGCTGGACAAACTCCGTCGTCGCAACCTTCTGGCTGGAGTCGAACTGTGCAGGCGTTTCAAAAAGTCGCTTGCCGCGCAACGCCTCCAGCAATTGCGTGTTCAACCCCTCGGTGGGCTCGATGCCCGCCGCCTTGATGACCGTCAACACTTCCTCGGTCAGCGCATTGCCCCATTCGGCAGGAATCAACGATCCCGGCGTTCCCGTGATCGGGTTTTCATCGACGAATCGGCTGTTGACCAGACCTACACCGGGCATGCTTTTCGGATAATCCATCCCGCTACTCCCTAGTCATAATTGATGTGCACCTTGGTGTGCGCCGGTGCCGCCCGATGAATCAGGCACTCCAGCGCCGAGCCCGGATTCACGCCGAAGCGCTCGCCCCAGTAACTCGCGCCATAACGCCGGCCGAGCAGCAAGCGGCCGCCAGTGTTGAGCGTCCACATGAACTGCGCTTCCCAGGTGCCCCAATGCGCTGCGCCAAAACGCGAACGGCCCATGCGCGGGGCTTCGAGTTCGGTGATGGTGGCGTTGGGGTAACCCTGGCTTTTGGCGATTTCCAGGTAGTAGCCGACGGCCTGGCTGCCGACCGCCAGCAAGCGGCGGCGCACAGCGAGGCGGCGGTCGTCGAACAGTGGTGTGGCGCCCAGGCACGGATCGGGCAGGTTCATCACCTGTTCCCAGTCCGGCACCAGTTCGCTGACACCGGCCGGGTCCATCTCGTTGAGCAGGTCGGCGGCGCGGGCGTCGAGGCGCGCCAGTTCGACGGCGACGCCTTGCAGCACTTCCTCGAGTTCCGGCACGCGCTCCGGATCCCACGCCGGACCGCTCGGCAGCAAGGCGCGCAGTTGCGCCTGGTATTGCGCGGCGGTTCTTATGGCAGCCATACGCAACCCCCGAAGGTGAGCAGTTCGCTGTCACCCGCGGCCACGTTCGCCACCGGGGCCGAGAGCACGTGATCGGTTTCACCCGCCGCGCTGCTGATCGCTTCGCGGATATGGCTGATCAACAGATCCTCGCCCAGGTCGGCTTCACGGTTATGCAGGTCGCGCAACTGGGTTTCGACGGCGGCGCGCACGGCGGTGGTGTCTGGGGTCAGCTTCAGTTCATAGGTCACCGGTTTTTGCACCGGCGGACGCACATGGACTTCGGCGGTCACCGGGCGCAACGGTTCGATGTAGGCCTGCACTTCGGCCAGTTGATCGGCATTCGGCACCGGTTGCGGATCGTCGTCGCGCATGATGTACACGCCGACGGTGCCCGGCCCGAGGAAGCCGCCTCGGCACCAGGCACGAGTCACACCCGGCACTTCCAGCGCCCAGGTCTCGTAGTCGCTGGCAGAACCGCCGTGAGGGATCACGCGATAGGAACGGATCACCCGAGAGCGCAATGACTCCAGGCTTTCCCGCGCCACGCCACCATTGAGCCCCGGCGCCAGCACCACAAAACTGTTGCCGACTACGCCGGTGATCGGCTGCACCGGCGTCAACGCCAGCCCGGCCTCGGCATTGCCCAGACTGCCGGCCTCCAGCGCGGCGATGCTGGTGCTGTTGACGCCATTGACGGTGGTGCGGGTGGCGGTGACTTTGAAGGTGCGACCGTCACTCGATTGCAGCAACGTATCGGCGTCCAGCACCGCACCCGCCGTCGCGTTGAAGCTGACCGTGCCGGTGGCGACCTGCGCCGGTTTGCGCGGCTGGTTCAGGCGCAGCGCGGCGATGCGTTCCAGGGTCGATTCATCGGCGGTGTCGGGCAGGATCTGCTCGGCAATCCAGTCGAGGTAGCCGTACAGGCCATAAGCGGCGCCGCCGAGTGTGCGGGCCAGGACTTGCGCATCGGACTGGCGCAGCGAATCGCCGGCCAGGTCGCTTTGGGTGCGCTTGATCAGCACCGGCAGCGAAGGGGTTTCAAACGGCATAGATCACCTGCCAACTGTTATCGGGGTTGATGTCCAGGCGTTCGCCGTCGGCCAGGGTCAGGACCGTGCGCAGGTTCAGGCGCTGGGCGTCGAGGCGTTCGCTGATGATGTCGATGGCGCTGCAATGGCCGTCATCGATCAGCCATTGCAAGGCTTCGCGGGCATAGAACTCGGCGTCCATCTGGGTCTGGCGGGTCAGCTTGACCCGGCGCAACAGCCACAGCCGCGAGCCGATGCGATCGTCGGCCACGGTGGGAAAGGTGTCGCCCCACCAGCCGAAACGCTCCTCGTCATCGAGGGCATCGTCGTCGGCGGCACGGCGCCAGGTGAACAGGCTGATCAGCACCGCACGGGTGAGCGCGGCGTGGAGGTTCTGACTGAACAGCATCACTGACCTCCCGCCGGCGCGCCGGTCTGGCCACTGCCCGCCTGCACGCCAACGTGCACGTGTTTGATCTGGCTGATGCCGCCGGCCAGCTGATCGCCGGTGGAAACGATCTTGCCGGTCTGGTTGATCACCGGCGTCTCGAAGTTCACGGCGGTGCTCGCGCGGATGTTGAGCGTGGCGGTTTCGATGTCGATGATCCGCCCCCGCTTGAAGTGAATTTTGTCGCCCTCGTCGGTGTAGATCGCCACCTCGCCGGCCGCCAGCGATTGCAGGCGGTAACGGCGGTCGGCGACCACCAGGGCGATGGCGTGGGAACGGTCGCCGCCGAGAAACGTGACGACGCCTTCGGCACCGGCCAGCGGATGGCTGGTGAAGCCGTAGGGTTCGAAGTGCTCCATGTCGTCGTTCACTTCACCGGCGGTGAGGCGCATTTGCAGCGATTGCAGCTTGGATGCCGAATTGGCGAGCACGACAGTGCCGCGCGCCAGCAGGCGTGTCAGTAGGCTCATAGGGTTTCCTTGGAATGTCAGCCCACCGCCCACCTGTGGGAGCGAGCCTGCTCGCGATGGCGATCTGGCAGACACTTCTGCACTGACAGGTCTACCGCTATCGCGAGCAGGCTCGCTCCCACAAGGTAATGTCAGGCTGGTGGCTATTTCGGTGGAGTCGGATTGGCGTCGAAGGTATGCGGCGGCGCCACTTGCAGCGTGGTCACCGAGCCTTGTGCCGACAGCGAGTACGTCACCTTGGAGATCAGCATGTCGCCATCGAAACCGAGTACCGGATCCTTGACCTTCACCAGCGTGTTGTGGCGCCACAGATCGCCGTTGGACTGGCGCCAGCCCTGCACCTGATACGTGGTGGTCAGCGCCCGGCCCATGCGCGTGGCGCTTTCCCACTGGGCCCGCTGCTGGGCCAGTTCGAACGTCAGTTGCGAACCTTCGTTGATGATCGTGGTGCGCCGACGCTTGAAGCTCAGGTCGGTGGCGCTGGATTCAACCTCGCTGACCGCCGCCCCGCTCTTCTTGTCGTTGCCCTTCTGCTGGCCGATCACCCGGTATTCGGAGAACACCTGGCTGTGATCCATCGGCGCATTGGCCGAGAGAATGTTCTTGCCCAGCTCCAGCGCATCGCTCGCGCGGCCGCCGCTGCCCGGTTTGGCCAGCACCAGCCGACCTTCGGCGTCATCGGTGGAAAACACCCGGTACAGCGAGAGCAAACGGTCGATCGACTGAAACACGGTTTCACCCGGGACGATGGTGTGTTTGCTCAGGCGCGCGGTCTCGGGAATTTCGTTGACCACAAACTGCGAGTATTCCCCGGCCAGGGCCTGGACGATGTTCAACAGCGGCTGTTCCTGCCATTGGCCGGGGATGTTTCGCGCCGCACAATCGACCAGATCCTGGGTCTTGGAACTGCCTTCGATGCTCAGGCTGATCTGCCGCCCGTCATAGCTGATCGGGGCCTTGAACACATAACCGGTGAGCACCAGATCCTGGCCGATCCGCACTTCGCACGGGTCGCCGGCCTTGATCCGCTGATCCACGGTCTGCCCCGGCCATTGCCAGGTGATGTCGAGTTTGAAGGTGCGGAACTGACGCTCCAGGTCCGCGGTGATCTGCACGCTTTTCCAGCCGCCGTACTCCATGTTGTTGACGGTCAGCGTGACGCGGTTGTCAGTCTCGTTCATGGCTCACTCCCGGGAAACCTTGACTTCGTTGGGTGAGTACCCCGGATGAGACAGACCGTTGCGCTGAATGACCTCGGTCACCCGGGTGGCGTCGCCAAACTGTTTGTAGGCCACGACCACTGCCGGAAAGGTTTCCTGGAACGTTTTGCTGACCAGTCGCACACCGGACGAAGCCACTGCCTTGAGGTGCGCGATCAGCGCCTCCTTCACATCGGCGATGGCTTGATAGTGCGCGGGGTCGGCCTTGTCCTGGGCCTTTTGCAGCGCGTCGCTCAACTCTTTTTGCAGGGCTTGCAGATCGTCGGTGACCGGAACTTCCTGACGGCTGACCGGCTGCTTCGATTGCTGATCCAGCGAAGGTGTCGAGTTGAGTTTCACCGGCGTCGACGCCACCGGCATCGAGGCCACCCACTGCGCCACTTTGACGATCAGCGTGTCCTGCACCAGATTGGCCATCGCTTGCGCGGCGGCGTTGGTGTCCTTGCCGGTGGTGATTTTCGGCGCATCGGCCTTGCGGATGGCTTCGATCTGTTGGGACACGTCGGCAATCACGCCACGGTAGCCCTCCTTCGCGAATGCTTTCAGCTCCTTGATATCGCCGAGCAACCCCTTGAACTCCGCCGCCACTTCCTTGGGCAGCTCCTTCACGGCCCTGACCAGCTCGGTGATCTGCTTGTACTGCGCGATCAGCGGTTTGAGCTGCTCCTTGATCACGTCGTACACGCCGGTGAGGCTGTTGCGCAGATTGGCGATGCCGATACGCGCGGCCTTGATCAGGGTCATCGCCTGTTCGAAACGCGCCACCGCCGAGCCGAGTAAACCTTCGGCCTTGATCAGCAGGACTTTTTGCGTGCTGACCGTCGCCGTCGGAAACGGCAGCGGCCGGTCGGGGTAGAACTTCAGGCTGAACGTCACCATCCCGCCGTCCTGGCGGGTGTGGGTCATGTCGCACTCGCCGACCTTGACTTGCAAGCGTCCCAGCCACGGATGCACCAGTTCGCCGCTGCCCTGCTCCAGGGCCTGGAGCAGCTTGTCGCGCTGCTCCAGGCAATCGGCACCGATGATGAACGCCGTCAGATCGTGGGTCCTGGCCTGCTGGCCGAGGTCCTCGAAAAACGGCAGGTCGCGTTGCGGATATTCGTGCAGCTGCCCCTTGCGACCGACCGGGGTTTTCGCCTGGTCGATCCAGAAACCGACACCGCGAAAGGATGCCGGCAACAAACGGTCACGCCAGTTCATTGGAACCTCCCATGGAGAGCGAGCGATAGCCGATGCGCGAACTGAGCGCCAGCCCCGGTTGATTGGTTTGCGGTTGATCGGTGCGTAGCCCCGCCGGCGCGTTTTCGAAGCGTACTGTCAGGCCGCCTTCGAGTTGCGTGCGGTTGTTGGCGGCGCTTTGCTGGATCAGGGCGCCTGAGGATTGCGGCAACGAACCGCCCTGCAACGCACTGCCACCCTCGGATTTCGCACTGGCACCGAAGAACGCTGGCGCCAGTTCGCCCTTGCCTTCGGCATTGGTCTGGCGTTGCGCTTCGGTCAGGGTTTCGACCTTGCCGGTGACCTTGGCGATCAGCCCGGCGAAACCACCGTCGAACAGTTCCTTGATCGGTGCAATGACGGTTTGCAGCTTTTGCCACAGCTCGCCGAACCACCCGACAATCGGCCCCCAGCTCTCAATGATCTGATCCAGGGGTTTCCATTCAAACAGGCCGTGCAAAAAATCCACGACCGGCGCGGACAGCGCCAGCACAACACCCCACAGCGCCGAGAAAACCTCACCGATGGGCTGCCAGTACTGCGCAATCTGCTCCAGCGGCGACCACTCGAACAGACCGGTGAAAAAGCCTTTGACCTGTTGCACTGACGTTTGCAGTGCCGTCCAGATCGGTTCGAAGAATCCGACGACACCACCCCAGGCGCTGGTGATCATTTCCATCGGGAAAAAATCGAACAGTGCCCGCAGCGTATCCCGGGTGATTTGCACGGCCGATTGCAGCGTCGTCCACACCGGCTGAAAGTACGCAACAACACCGCCCCAAGCGCTTTTGATCATCTGCATCGGCGAGAAGTCGAACAACGACACCAGGAATTCTTTGGCCGTTTGCGCGGCTTTTCGCAGGCTGCTGAACATCGGTTCGAAGAACCGGACCACACCGCCCCATGCACTGTCGATCATCTGCATTGGCGAGAAGTCAAACAGGTTTCTGAGGAACGCCATCACCGGCACACTCAAGGCCTTGAGCAGTTCCCAGATTGCCGAAAACAGACCGGTCAACGGTCCCCAGTTTTCCAGGATCAAGCCTGCGGGCGACCACGAGAAAACCGACTTGAAGAAGTCGATCACCGGCGCGGTCACAGCCTTGACCTTGTCCCAGATTCCCGAGAAGAAACCGGTGACCGGTTCCCACAACGCCGCCAGTGCATCCAGCGGCCGCCAGTCGAGCACCGAGCGCAACGTCGCCATTGCACTGGCTCCGGCGTTTTTCACGCCCTCCCACAATCCGGTGAAGAACGCGGAAATCGGTGTCCAGTTGGCCACGATCAGACCGGCCGCCACGGCAATGCCCATGGCGATCAGCATGATCGGGTTGGTCTTGAGCACCATGCTCATGACGTCCATCACCTGGGTCATGCCGGTCACGGCGGTTTGCATGGCGGAAAACGCAATCGCCCCCGCTGCCAGGCCTTCGACCAGTTTCGGGTTGTCGGCCAGCAGGCTGCCGACCTGGGTCAGCATCGGCTCCAGCCCGACGACCAATGCGCCCACCGCCGGCACCAGTGCGCCCACCGCCGGCACCAGTGCGGCGTCCACCGCAGCGGATACCTTCTCCATGGATGCGCTGAACACGTTCATGTTCTGCGCGGCGGCTTTGGGAGTGTCCGGCAGGTCGACGGTTTTCGCCGTCTCGCTGACCTCGGTCAATTTGCCCTGAAACGCCGCAGCCGACTTGATGCCGTCCACGAACGGCGTAATCACGCTGCCGCCCTTGAACAGACCGCTGATGTCCAGTTTGCCGAGGCCGGTCTGTTCGAGGTTTTTCTTGAAGTCATCGACCTTCACTCGCAGGGCGCCGAGTTTGGGTGACAGTTCGTCGATGCCGGTAAGCAGCACCGACGCTTTAG